CATCAACAGGTGGAGGTGGTGGAGCTACAGGTGGTTCGCCAAGTTCTTTAACAGGAGCAGCTGGTGGTTCAGGAGGAGGAACTTGGACTACACAAGGTTCAGGAGGAGCAGGAACTACAGGTCAAGGATATGCAGGTGGTACTGGAACAAATTTAGGAGGTTATTCAGAGGTTAATGGTGGAGGAGGAGGTGCTTCTGCTGTAGGACAAACAGGTACATCAGCTGTAGGTGCAGGTGATGGAGGAGCAGGATTAGCAGTAAGTATAACAGGAGCATCAGTTGCTTATGCAGGAGGTGGAGGAGCAGGTGGACCTGAAGCAGGTGCAGGTGATGGAACTTATGGAGTAGGTGGTACTGGTGGGGGTGGTAACGGGGGTTACTCAACAGTAGGTCAAGAAAATGGAACAAGTGGAACAGCAAACACTGGAGGTGGTGGAGGTGGTGGTTCTGCAGGTTTGTTAGCAGGGAGTCTTGGTACAATCGGAAATGGAGGTTCAGGGGTAATTATATTAAGATTAGCAACAGCAGCATATTCAGGAACTACAACAGGAAGTCCTACAGTAACAACAGACGGAAGTGATACAATAATAAAATTTACAGGTAGTGGTACATACGTACATAGTTAAAATTAAAATAAATTAAAATGGCACATTTTGCAGAATTAAATGAAAATAATATAGTAACAAGAGTAATTGTTGTTCACAATAACGAATTACAAAACACAGATAGATCAGAATCTGAATTAAAAGGTATAGATTTTTGTGAATCATTATTTGGTCATAGGGATTGGGTACAAACATCTTATAATGGAAATATAAGATATAATTTTGCAGGTCAAGGTTATACTTATGATGAAGTTAATGATGCTTTTTATGCACCACAACCATTTGCAAGTTGGTCGCTTGATGAAAACTTTATATGGGTAGCACCAATACCAATGCCTGAAGATGATAACATTTATGCTTGGGACGAAGAAAACCAAGAATGGAAATTAGTTGAACTTACAATAGAATAATGAAATGGAAGCATTTAAACCAACAATAATAGGAATAGGAGTTTATATAATAAGTATGTCACAAGTAAATGAAGTATTACAAGCTCTATTAATTATAGCAACTATTGTATATACAATGCTTAAGATTTTAGATCTATTAAATAAAAAATAATTAACTTTATTAAAACAAGAATTATGAAAAACTTTTTAAATAAAATTTGGGAAGGTATAAAAGACGCTTTTTGGTTAAACGTACCTTACATAATATATTCAACAGTATGGTTATTATTAACTATGTTTTGGGCGACAGTATTTTTGAAATGGTTTGTAAATAGAATACTGTAATGAAACTATCACAAAATTTAACATTAGCAGAAGCGTGTAGATCTGAAACTGCAAAGCGTAAAAATTTAAATAATACACCTAGTGGAATAATACTAGACAATTTAAAACTTACAGCAGATAAACTATTTCAACCTATACGAGATCATTTTAAGAAACCAATTTACGTATCAAGTATGTATCGTTGCGAAAGATTAAATAGTATGGTAGGTGGCGTATCACACAGTAAACACATTACTGGACAAGCTATAGATATAGACAATGATAATACTGATGTTTCTAACAAAGACATATTTAATTACATAAAAGACAATTTAGATTTTGATGTATTGATATGGGAATACGGTACTGACACACCTAACTGGGTACACTGTACGTATGTAGAAGGTTTAAACAGAAAACAAGTATACAGAAATTCACTAGAAGAAGGTATGCAAATGTATACAGAACCAAAAGCTGTGCAACCTAAAAAAGTAAAATATGAGCAAAAACCGAAAAAAGTTCAAAGAAACGAAACTAGGTCAGTTCCTACTAGGGAAATCAGGAGTGTTTCAGACACTAGCAGAAACGATTCCTGATAAAGGCGTATTAGGCGTTTTAAAGAACTTAATTGTTACCGATAGTAGTTTACCTAAAGAAGATAAAGAAACTGCTCTTAAAATGCTCGAAATTGAGATTGAGGAGATGGATTCGGTTACTCGAAGATGGGAAGCTGATCTTATGTCTGATTCTTGGCTTAGTAAAAACGTAAGACCAATATCACTAGTATTTCTAACTTTAGTATATGCAACAGGTTTTTTTATGGAATACGATTTAAATATAATTAACCAACTAATGCTCTTAGTATATGGTGCGTATTTTGGATCACGTGGATTAGAAAAAATAAGAAAACTTTAGTACTATATTGTAATTGTATTATATTGTATATATATTATATTGTACTTTACTATATTGTATATATATAATTATATAGGTTTATGCGTAGAAAACTTATAAAAAAAATAGATAGAATATTTAGCAAGTATGTTAGATTAAAAAACGCAGATCATAAGGGCTACTGTACTTGTATTACGTGTGGTAAAAAACACATATGGGATAGTGGACAAATACACGCAGGTCATTTTGTATCAAGAAGATTTTTAGTAACTAGGTTTGATGAACGCAACGTATATCCACAGTGTGCGTACTGTAATAATTGGTTAGCAGGTAATCAGTATATGTTTGGAAAAGCTATTGATAACATACACGGAGAAGGTACTGCAGATAAATTAATGATATTGTCTAAGAAAACAATTAAGATTGAAAATTACGAATTAGATGAAATATTTTGCACAGTAAAAAAAGATTTATTAACTTTATCAAATAAATAACACAAAAACAAAAACATTATGAGTATTTTAAACACGATTACAAATACAAAAACAGTCGCTGACAGTTTTGTAAACGACCAACTTAAATGGCGTAGAGAACGTATAGAAGATTTAACAAGAGATTTAGCAAAAAGCAAAGAGCTAACAGCTAAGTATAAAAAGCTATACAAAAACGAATGCGATTTCGTTAAACAATTAAGAGATCTTTTTGTATTTACATTAGATACATTAAAAGAAGATATGGGCGAATTACCAAACGCAGACGAAGTATTATCAGTTATAGATAAGCACATAGAGATCAACGATAACTTTTTTAATAAGAAATAATGGCACTAGCAATAAACGAAGAAAGAAAAGCTACTATAGATTGGGTAGAAGAAGGTAAGGTTTGGTCAGGTAAAGACGGAACAGAAATGAAAGAACATAAAGTTGCTTTCAAGAATGGTGAGATTCCAGTATTTAATTATCCTGCAAATAAAGTTTATCCATTTGCTAAAGGTGATGTTGTCACATATTTATTAAGTGAGAGATTAAATCCAGTAACAAAGAAAATCCAACAAAACGGTAAACAAATGAAAAAAGTAGAAGATCAACAACCTACACAATCAGCAAGTCCACAAAATAATGTAACTTTAACGCAACAACAAAGTATTGCATTATCTGTTGCTAGTAAATTAGGGTTTGAAACTGTTACATCTGCAACTTGGCAAGAAACATTAAAAATAAAAGCTAAGAAAGATCAGATATTAGAAAACGAAACAGTTGAAGTTGCTTCAAAAAGATTACAAGCAGAAGCACAGCAAACAATTCTGACATCTATTGCACAGATAAGTATTGCATACTATAATTTATTAACGACAAAACCACAATAAGATGGCACAAAAATCTGATACAGTATTTATAAATGGACTTTATACATACACAAACGAAAAAAGTTTTATAGTATCTAAGAACAGCTTAAACGTAGAAAAGTTTTTAGAACAGTTAAAAGATCCTGATGTAATAAAACACATTAAGGAGAACGAAGGTTACTTAAAGTTTATTACAATGCTTAGTAAAGCAGGTAAACCTTATAGCAAACTAGAGAACAATAATTATAAGGAAGTAACAAGTAAGGAACACAGTCCCGATCGCAACACTGAAGATGATGACGGACTACCGTTCTAATACAGTTTCACTAAGATCTCAAGTCAGTAGATTAAATGATATTCGTAATGGAAAAATAAAGGAAGGTTTACGACTTGGGATTGATGAAATAGATGAGTACTGGAGATTTAAGTTTAATAGCTTTAATGTAGTACTTGGACACGCTTCTACTGGAAAAACTACAACATTACTTTATATGCTCTTGCTCTATGCACGTAAGTATGATCTTAAATTTTTGATCTATAGTGCAGAAAATGAAGCAACAAGTATTAGTAAAAAACTATGTGAATTTTTAGTAGGATTACCATTTAATAAAATTGCAGACAATGTTTGGAAAGAAAAAATTGAATGGGTACACGATCATTTTAGGTACATTGATATAGATGAAACTTTTACATCTAGTGAATTACTAGCAAAAGCAGAGGTAATAAAAAAAGAGTACGACTATCACGGTTTTGTAATAGATCCATACAATTCATTATTAAGAGATAAAGAATTAATGAGGTCTTATGGATCACACGAATACGATTATGCTATAATGAGTGATATGAGATTGTTCACAAGACGAAACAAATGCTCAATCTATTTAGTGACTCACGCTGTTACCGAGTCTTTACGTTTTAAACACCCTAACGGACATAAATTTGAAGGATATATACAACCACCCAGTGCAGGATCTGCTGAAGGTGGTGGGAAGTTTTTGAACAAATCTGACAATTTTTTAATTTTACATAGGTATACAAATCATCCTGAATTTTGGACGAATACTTTTATAGCTATCATAAAAATAAAGGAAATTGATTCTGGGGGTAGACCTACACCATTAGAGAATCCTTTAGAATTTATATCACTGGCAAACAATGTAGGGTTTAGTTTAAATGGCAGAAATTTATTACATTTAGTAAAAAAGCGTGATTCTTGAAATAGCATATAAAAAGCATAAAGACTGGTTAAGAATCTGTAGATCTTTCGGTTGTCAGAATGATGATTGTCAAGATATTATATCCGAAATGTATATTAAGATTGATGAACTAACAAAGAAAGGTAAAGATCTAAAATATGGAGATAATGATATAAACTATTATTATTTATATAAGATGATATTTCACGCTTGTCTAAGAACTAAGCAAATAAACAAAAAACGTAAAGATATTATAATTACTAGCGATACAGAAACATTCGCACTAAGTGAAGCATTAGCACAGTATGGAATTAAAAGCACAATAGATGATAATATTATAGATTACAAACTTGAAGAATTTACTGATAGTTATGAAAACAAATTAGTATGGTATGATATTGCAATCTTTGAATTAATATCTGATGGTAGAAAAATATCAGAACTAAGTAGAGATACTAATATTAGTTATGTGTCATTAAGAAATACATACATTAAAGTAAAGGATTTTATAAAAAAAGAATATGAAAAATACGATTGGACTAGGGGACATAGTAGAAAGAATAATTAATTTTGTAACTTTTGGTTATGGTAAAAGAATTGCAACAGCTGTATCAAAGTTTTTTGGATATAAAGATTGTGGTTGCGATAAACGAAAAGATGATCTAAATAAAATACAGATTAAAAGATGACACAAAAAGTACAAATGATAAAGATTGACTACGATCAATGGTCAAAATTTAAGGGAGTAAAAAACAACACAATAGCAGAAAGCGAACTGAGATTAATCGAAAATTTACACGCAAAGTATTTTAACCACGCATTAGAAAGTTTATGCACTTGTAGAGGAGAGCATATTAAGGGACAGATACAGTTGTTTGTAAATGAGCTAAATGTTATTTATAAAAATGGGTATAAAGGAAGTACATAAATGGGAACAAACAGTAGTTAAAATATTAAACATAGACGGTTGGGATCTTGAATGGAGTGGAGGTTCATACGAACATTTTGACGCAAGAGGTTTAACTCCAAAAAATAATAAGTGTGTTATTGAAATGAAATTTAGACATACATATTATGAAACTAAAATGCTAGAAAAATTAAAGTATGATAAATTAATGTTAATAAATGAAGATGTGCACAAACTGTATTTAGTTTTTGATCCGAAAGCTATGTACATATTTTGGTTAAACAATTTAGATCTACCATCATTAGAGAAAATGAATTGTCCTGATACAACTTTATGGACTAAAAAGAAAAAACAAAAAGAAGTATATTTACTAGAAGAATCACAAGCAAGTTACATAAATAATGAATCAGGATTTGATAGATGCTTATAAAAAGCTAGACGCAATAAAAGAGTTTGAGTGCGACAATAATATTCAAACAGTACTAGAATTGTTATCTAAATGGAAAGGTAAAGCTGAAGATAATAAAGAATTAAAATTAGTAATCGAATCTTTCTTAGATATACAATGGCATATAATAGAATTAAAAAGAGATAGAGATCTTGCACTTAAAGCAGTAATGCAATATAAGTTCCAAAGAGATAATGCAGTGAACGAAAGAAACGAAGCAAAGAAACAATTAAAGAAATATGAGGATTCACATTTTAACTGATATTGTAGGACAACAACCTAGTGAAGAAGTAGAGGACAAGTTATTAGATACTGTTAATACATTGTGGATGAGATTAGACACAGTACCTGAAGTTAATAGTTATGTAGAGATAGAACTATATACTTTTATATTTAGGTTACAAATGGAGAACAAAAAATATCAATTAATAGATAATGACAATTTGCACGTAACATTAATATATAGAATGATATATGAAGAATATGACTAAACACGAACAAAGAAAACAAATGCCAGTTTATACTGGAGTACTTAAATATTTTCCTACAGCAATATTTGAAATAAGCAAGGTAAGTCAATTAGGCAATAAACAACATCATCCTGATAAAGAATTGCATTGGGACAAATCAAAAAGCAAAGATCATTTAGACGCAGGTGTAAGGCATATAATAGATCATAGTAACAACCCTATAGATGAGGATGGTATGTTACATTTAGCAAAAGCAGCTTGGAGAATATTAGCAGCGTTACAAGAATACAAAGACACACACTTAATTAAATAATGGCATACACATTTAACAAAAACGAAATATACGCACACAATAAAGATTACAGAGTTAATAAGGAAGGTGTGCTTTTAAATCCTAATGGTGAAGCTCTAAAAGGATATTATAAGAATGGTTATAAATATTATAAGTTAAGAAAAGAAGATGATTACACTAAATATGCTTCATTTAAAATATCTA